TATGACTGCGTTCTCTATTAATGGCCAGCCTTTATTCGATGATTTATTCTCTACACAGACCGCAGGGCAAAAACAACAAGTTTTACCTGCTGAGGACTTGCAATCGGTGTTTTAATAACGTATCTTTGAAAATATGAGAAAATTCACACGTAAGAAGACTGGTGCAGTATCATCTAAGAAGAAAGTTATAGATGGTATCACGTTTGCCTCAACACTCGAGGCTTACTGCTATACTAAGTTGAAGGAGACAGGTCTAGAATTTGAATATGAGGGGGAATCATTCACGGTTCTACCCTCGTTCAAGTTCCTAGGTCGCTACATGGCATCGTCTCCTAAGAAGAAAGAGTTAACAGATAAGACAGGTAAGCTGGTACGTGCTATCACTTACAAGCCTGACTTTGTTAGCCACACCCACAAGTTCATTATTGAAACCAAGGGCTTCGTACCTAGTAATCATTCGTTTCCACTTAGATGGAAATTATTCCTTGCCTACCTCAACGAGAATGGCATGGCTGACTATCAAGTATTCCTTCCTAAAAACCAAGGTCAAGTAAACGACCTTATTAAACTCCTGACATCAGATGAGCAACAGACAATGTTTAAGTAAACAAGATGCACTAGCGTTTCAACATGAGACTATAGACCGCATAGCCAATTATGTGTATGACCTTCAGGACGAGCTGTCTGGTAATGACATGAACTTGGCAGAAACAAAGAAAGAAGTAACATGGACAAGGAAAGCTATAGAGGTTGAACTCGAGGGCCTTGTCGCAATAGTGGAAGAGTTCCACGGCCTCTAACGTTCACTATAACTATAATAAGATGTTTATACTTAAAATGCTCGGAATAGCTTGGCTGTTCATGGCGTATACGTACATTGCAACTTTTTATACCTCAATCATGAGAGAGCGAGGCCACACAGAAGAGCAAAAGACTTTTGTCCACGTTACTATCTGCCTATGGTTCTTACTATCAATCAAATGGTATCTTAATTTATTTTACTAAAACAAATAATCCAAACAAATGAGAAAGACTAAAACTAAAAAAGTAAAAGATGTTCGCCCACGTTTAGCTGGTTCGAAGTTAACCAATCATGAGTACTTCAACAACGGAGAGAACAGAGTCCTAGTAGTAGGTGATGTGCACGCTCCTTTTGACCTTGATGGTTATCTAGGACACTGCGTTGAGACATACGAACGTTACAATTGTAACAAGGTTGTATTCATTGGTGATGTTATTGACAATCACTATTCAAGTTACCACGAGGCTGATCCTAACGGAATGGGTGGCGGTGACGAGCTTAAGTTCGCTATCAAGCGTTTAGCTAAGTACTACAAGGCGTTTCCCGAGGCTGTTGTCCTATGGGGTAACCACGATAGATTAATCATGCGTAAAGCTCAGACAAGCGGTGTACCTGCTGAGTGGTTGAAAGATATCTCTGAGGTACTTAAGACTCCTAAGTGGGAATTTATGATGGACTACTACCTTGATGGTGTTCGTTATACTCACGGCGATGGTGCAGGTAAGGCAAAGTCTGCTTGTGTTCGTGATATGCAATCTACTGTAACTGGCCACTATCACACAGATTTCTATGTTAACTACCACGTTGGTGCTAACACTAGAGTATTTGGTATGGCTGTTGGTTGTGGTATAGATGACAAGTCTTATGCCATGGGTTATGCTAAAGGTGGTAAGAAGTCAGCTATCGGTTGTGGTGTTGTCTTAGGCGGTACTACTGCTATTGCAGTTCCAATGTTAATGGGCGGCAAATAATGAGAGCGTTAGCAATAACAATGTGTCTAGTGGTCGGGATGGCCGCTAGCGCACAATCTCGTTATACTATCGAGAAGAGACATGAGCGCAGGGAACAAGCACTTCGTACTTCACAGGTAGTAGCAGCTCAGTTAATGGCTGTAGGCTTTTTATCAGGTGCTATTGTGTACACTCAGCCTAGCGACAATACCTTTGCTAGCTTAGACAAAGCGGTTTGGGCGATGGTTACTATTAGTGTCGGTACTCTAACTACTACTAACGTAGCAATACGTAAGTGGAGACTAGAGAGATACAGACGCAGATACAACATCAGGTAATGTTTAGTATATTCTTCACCTACTACCTTGTGGTCTCCTTCTTGGGGGGCCTCATGGGGTGGGTACTTAAAAAGTTAGACAAATGGTAGATTGTATAATCGGAGTCGGCATGCTATTAGTATGGAACGCATACTTAATATGGATGTGGCGTAAATGGGAACAAGATGAGCGAGACTCTAAACATTAAGCATTGGCGTAAGACCTATATACTAGAGTCTGTCAAAAGAGGCGGCACTCGTAGTGACCAAGCAGAAAGGCTAGGCATCACTAAGGATATGCTGCAGAAGATAATAGTCAGGGAGTTCTACGAGGATGTAGTTCACCTAGAGGCTGATTTAAAAATAGCTAAACAAAAAAGAAGTTATGTATAAAGTAAGTATTTCAGACCTGCACGAAATCTATCTGAAAGGATACGTGGATGGCGGCATAGACAAGCCTATCATGGAGAACGGCGTAGAGGTCATGAATTGGCTACAAGGCATGGAGATAGCTCCTACAGCAGTAGAGACACTAGTAGATGGGGTAGCTACCGAGGCAGCACTTAACTCATGGCAGACAGAGATTATCAACAAAGAGATTGATGACTTTTATCTAGATGACACAGAAGAGATATCCTTTGCAGGAAACCCATTCGGAGATCATTTTAAAATTAATCCAAACTCAGTAGTAGAAAAATAACATGAAGAATTTATTCCTAACAGCTTTAGTAGTAGCTACAACAACTACCTATGCACAGAACGAAATAGACAGCATCAATTCAAACGTAAATCCAAGCGACATCCTGTACTTCGAAGTCGAGGATGGAGAGACAGACCCATTCGCTACCCTTGGTGGCTCTGATGAAGATGGAGCGGATAACTTAACTATATCTTTTGATGGTGTGGGTTCTGCATTTACAATGACACCCGCCTCTGCAAACGTAACTAGCGCTAATGGAGATATCGGACAGATAGAACCTGTTAACGCAATGGATGCGGATACCAAGGATGAGTACCTGTTCAATACGACTATAACTGATGCAGGCGGTCTAGACATGACTGTTGCTACCCGTGTGGTGGTTAAGCGAAAGGATATAGATGACATACAGGTAGATACTGTTATTGTACCAGAGAATAGTAATCTAGTTATGACTACTACTATGTCTGCTTGGTGGACTAAGAACAACAACACTGCTAAGAAGATCAACAAGAACAAAGTTACCTTGGAGATACTATCTATAGATGGAACACCTTACTCTGTTGTTAACGGAGTATCTACTACACTACCTATTTACTTAGTACAGAATGATCAACTGCAAATCACAGCTCCTCTCGACCATGAGAAGAATGAGTGGGTAGTAGTTAAAGTTAAGGCAACACGTAATAGTAGTGGTCAGTCTTACGAAGAGGACATCTACATTAACGTAACGAATGTTAATGAGAATCCATTCCGTATCTACGTAAAGTAAACGGAGGTATATTCAGGATCGGAGGGTTGGAGGAATATGATGGCCTCATAGACTTTCAGCTCTTCGACATGGCAGGCAGGCTACTCATGATGAAACGTGGGGTTAGCCCACTTGATGTTTATATAGCTCCTCAAATGCCTAGCGGTATCTACATAACAAGGGTGTTCTTCCCTGATACTCGCTATCAGCCACTTATCGACAAATCATTTTTATCAACTTCATTAAATTAAACAACAATTAATATGAGAAAAGTAATTCTATTTAGCATCGTAGCTCTAGCATTTGCAAGCTGCGAACCAATTGACAGTGTAGGACGTGTAATCGTCTGGGAACTAGAGTCAGGTGAATCAGTCACAGATACTATAGCCCCAACAACATTACTAGGTGAGGCACAAGATTTAGTAGATTCGTTTGACAACCTGAGCTTAGACCTCAGCGTTAACGATGCAGTACTAGACACGACTTGGACTTTCTTCTTGTAATGAAGGCTTTTGCAGAGAAGGCCACTTTGGTTAACGAGGTTAACGGAGTGAAGAAGTATGAAGTCATATGGTATGATGCTCACGGAAAGCGACATCTAGATATGGCAGAAGGAACGAACATGGCTACGGCATTGAAAACTGTTTTACGACAAAGAGTAAAGGCTAAGTTAGTAAGGGTTCCTAACGAGGTTTACATAATATTGTATAGCTTGTTCATGGGTACATTCGGATGGGCAGCGATAGGAAATAACGCACCTGTTCTGACGTTCTTAGTATCAATATCGCTATTGGTAATCATTAAACTAGTGACTGACAGATACTTCAGATTCGTTAAATAATCTGTATATTTGTTAGTTCCTAAAGGTGTGTAGGGGATGCTTCGGTGTCCCCTTTTTCACCTCTAACATTAACTCAAACAAAGAGCTATGAGGAATATTAAAATAGACCCCAGTCGTTACATCAAACGCACAATCACTAAGGCTAAGCACTCACTAAAGAGGTCTTGGCGTAAGTTAACCACTAAAGAGAATACGCTGTACTTAATCAACGATACCATGTATCAGATGAAGGATGGCAGGTATGTAAAGGTCGGTGACTTGTGTAACATGTATGACGGGGACTACAATACGATTCCCGCTCACTACTTAACTAATTAAAAAACTAAACCCAATGGGAGATTTTGGAATGGATGACAGCTTTGCTGACTTCGTAAATGAACTAACAACAACTGAACAACCTGAGCAGTGCTCTATTGATAACCCTGATTGCGAAGCCTGTGGAGCTTAAGTGCGATGGCCTATGCGGTCAGTGTCGTTGTGTAAAGGATTACGCAGACAAGAGACTCTTGCTATGTGCAGCTTTATTTGCTAACTTAGGTACAGATTCCACAGAAGAAGAAGTAGCATTTGCTTACGCTGAAGAGAAGAGACTTATATTAGAGATAGCGAATGTTGATCAAGATTTATCAGACAGACTATTAAACAAGTAAATTCAATTATATGCCTAATTACATTCACAAAGAAACAGGAGATCTTAAACGCTTTCCATCAGTTCGCATCCAATGGGATGAGGATGGTGTAAAGAAAGAGATTGATTTAAGTACTATGGATAATATCCTAGACAATTATATCCCTGAAGAGATTTCAGGAGATTGGAATAACGTCAAGATGGCTAAGGCCCCTAGTGACGGATACGGAATACGCAGATAGTCAATCACACGACTTTAAATTGTAATTACCCCACAGGAATGGTGAATGAAGGGGCGTGCTTAGCGGCATGCCCCCTCTCATTTAATTAATTCTTTTTCTCATTCCAAACACGTATCGTTTTCTCAACACCACGACTACCAACGTAGAACGCTAGGTATGATACGTAAACCGTTTCGATTAGCGGTAAGTAAGCAGCTTTGATTTCAAATGCTCCAAGGTTCCCATCCAAGAATATCATCACTAGGACTACTGCAGTCCATAGCATGAATCCAATAGGACGAACTGATTTAGCTAACCAATTGTCACTAGACATGTCGGCTTGTAAACGAGCTGTTAACTGATTCTCATAATCTGATTCCTCTTTCATAATTTCCTCATCGGTGAGCTTGTACTCATCAACCAACTTGGCGATGGCTTCTATGCCACCTCCTCCATCAATTGCTTTTCCAACACCCCCAACTAGGGCTTTCAACATTAGTGCGATCTTATTCATAATTTATCTATTTTAATATCATTGCTATATTTGCTACTGCACTCTCTCCTTGTTTCAGTACGATGTACTTAAGGAAGTCTGACTTGAACTCTTCTGCCTCAGCTGGAGACATACTCATCATTACAACCTTAGCTGCTAGAGCTGCATCACGTGGGTCTTGAGTCTTAACTGCAATATCACGGATAGTGTTAATATACTTAGGGCTTGGTAGTTTATCTGCTGTTACGCTTTTAACAACCTTGTCACCTACTATAGCTCTCACTGTAGACTCAACTGCTAATGGGTTAGACTTAGCTTTCTGAACAATCTTGTCAGTCATTAAATCTGTTCCCTTACCTTCGTTGATAATCATTCTACCGATAGCCTCGTTCTCATTAGTGATTCCTCTCTTACCAACTTGACGCTCACGTCCTTTTATAGCAGCCATTGCCTCTTTCGAGAATAGCCCTGTAAAGCCTCCGATGGTCATCATTGATAGCTTAGCTCCCTCTAACTTCATCATGCTCTTAGCATCCTTGCTAGATAGGTACTTCTTAGTTCCAAACGTTGTAACGTAGTAAGGGTTTTTCTCAGCTAATGTCTTAAGGTTAAGAGCGGATAGAGCAAGCTCCACTGTAACGTCTCCGTATACACCACCACCTTTTAGGGCAGTAATCCAATTCATATCTCCTCTACCTGCTCCATTGAACTTAGGCATTCCGTTTACAGTTTCCCACGCTTGGAAATTCTCGTACCAACTTCTATCTTCGAACTCATACTCTCTAGCTTCATCAGTAGCCATAAAGTCAACCATGTTGTAAGCAGTAGTAGCCCAAGACTCCATAGCGCCTACAGGCATAACCAATGGATTCAAATCAGACAGCATACCCTTCTTGAATAATCCCCATCTGAACTCAGCATCAAACCATGAATCTTCTTCCTCTTCTTCTCCACCACCTATGGCAGCAACAAGAGCTTGAATCATTGGAGCGATAACAAACTGAGACACTCCGTGGAATGCAGCAACCTCAAGAGCTGTACCACCGATAGACTTGATAGCCTCTACTCTGGTCTCACCTTTCCCTAGTTTCTGGAAATCCAACATAAGGTTTAACTTCTTGTTAATAAGGAAGTTAGCAAATGGCATAACAATCATCTGGATAAACTGAGCAACCTGACCTGAGTTCATGTTACGGAACTCTGACTTGTCACGACTAGTAGATACATTCTGATCCTTTGTAACCATCAATGTAGCGTAATCAGCAGCAGCACCATCATAATCTACAGACCATGCTCTCCATTGCTCGTCATTAACCTCACCTGTGAATCCGTTTTCTTTTCTCTGGTATTGTTCGAAGTAAGCTAACCAAGATGCTGTAGCAGCAACCTTATCGGCTTGTCTTAGGCCCAATGTAGATAGGTCAAATGCCTTACCTCTCATGCGTGACCACTTACCATTCTCAGTCATTGCGTTACCCTTCACGGTAGCACTTACAGTTTCCTTGATGTAATCACGTCCACCGATATCAGACTTCTGCATTACTGCTTTTTGTCCTGAAGAATACTTACCTGTTGCAGCGGTCATAACGTACCCCATAACAGTGAAGAAGTTACCACCCTCTATGACAGTGTTAGCGATAGCAGAAGACTGCTTAAACACCTGTATAACTGCACTACCAAAGAAGTACAATACTGTAAGGTTGTTAAGCTCCTTAGAGAATTTCTTCAAGCTAGTTCCGATCAACTCATCTTGTTGCTCTATAACTTGTGCGTTCTCTGTTAGGAATAACATTACCTTCTTACGTACTTTCTGACGTTGCTCAGGCTCTGTTACGACTGCTTTGAACTCTTCGTTAGCCTCAGATGTCATGGTAGATAACTTAGCTATTGATGATGCTGTTCTGGCTTTTACTTCATTCTCACGGAAAGTTTTAGCAGCTCCGTCATAGAAGTTTAAGTCTATATACCTAGTCTTACTACCCATTGCTTCAGCGTTACGCTCGTAGGTAGAAGATGCTTGTTTCTGCTGAGCAGACCCGTAGCTTCTGTAGGCTTGTTGTATGTTCTCTATGTTTTCTTGTAATCTAGTAATGTCATTGTTGTTAGACCCTACTGCACGCATACGTATAGGCATGTAGTTCTCTTCCTCTTTGAAGTTCATACCTAAGTACTCTTCAGCGTAAGTCTTAGTCATAACGGCTTGTGCACCGAACTGGCCACGTAGTTCCTGTAACATTAGGAGCTCGTTAGTTCCCTCGAATGATGCTATGATATCGTCATAGTTCTTACCCTTTCCACCATCGTACAATACCTCGTCTAATGCGGCACGTACCTCAGCTTTCATGTCCTCATCAAATCTCTTGTCACTCAAGTAAGCTAACTCTAAACTAGCAACAACCTGTGCAAGATGCTGAGTATTATTTTTACCTGAAGGAACCTGAGATAAAACACTTAGTATTTGTATCTTAACCTGACTAGATAATGATGCTACACCAAGCTCTTTAGCTCTCTCGATAAGAACCTCTTCCATCGTGTTAGCAATGCTATCGGCAAGTGCTACGGCAGAACGTAACTCAGAGAATCCAACGATGTCCATGAACTGAGCTATCTTAGCTTCAGATGCAAGGAATAATCTACGGAAGTAAGATGGAGTGTTCTCGAATCTACTATAGACTCCTTTACCAGCTCCTTCTTTCTCTCTTGACTTAAGACCTAACTTAGCTAGCTTAGGGTTGTTGTCATTCTTGGCAGTGATAATAGCAGCCAATTGAGACATACCTAATGCTTTGCCATTGACAGCGAAGTCATACATACCGAACTCTAATCTCTTAAGCTCTAGTGCTGTTAACTTCTCCATACGTCCCTTAACAATCTCAGCTGCAGTAGCATCATCTACATCAGTAGGTACGCCAAAGATAGCAGCCAATGACTCATTAGACTCAAACAGTCTTCTGAAGTTCATGTAGGTTGGTAGGATTGCATCGTTCACTATAACATCTTTCTGTGAGTTCAACTTCTCAGTCTTCTCCTCAGAGTAAATCTTCTCAGCGATAGCGAAGTCATTGATATCGTTAAGGTCAAGTCCCAAGTCCTCAGCTATGTCAGCCAACTTCTTCTGAACACCTTTCAGATCCTTCTCGCTTATCTGCTTGATTAGGTTATTATACTCAGCTACCCAGTCAGTATCATTCTCAAATGCTAAGTCTGTTGCTTTCTCAACAAGTGTCTTCTCCTGTAATGCAACTTCCTCAACCTTAAGGTTTTCGTAAATCTCATTGAAGTATAACTTAGCTCTTCTTGCGTCAACGTTACCTAGGCCCTCAACAAATATGTAAGGCTTTCCTAACTTCTGACCCGTAACTGATACAGACTTGGTGCTAATTTGTAAGTCTTTTATACTAGCCTCAAGGAGTATTAAACTCTCAGGAGATAACATAGCAGCGTTAAGGCTGGTCATGTCTAGTATCTGATCTGCGTAACTAATTAGAGGACTTCTACTATTGTTCTTAAGTTTGGTTAACCTATCTCTTAGCTTTCTTTGCTCAGATTCTACCTTTCTTAGTCTGTTAGTGTACTCGTCTAATTCCTTAGCAGTAATTTGCTTATCTATAATCTTAACTACTTTGTCTGTGATAGAGTTAAGTAGCTCATATCTTGCTTCAGTATCTAATACAGAACGTCCTTTAACTCTAGCAACCTTCTTAGCGATACGGATTAACGTATTCACCTGAGATGCTTTAATCTCGACACCTGCTTCTTTGATTAGGTTAGCTATCTCACGTAGTATAACATCACCTGTTTTCTTCTCTTGGTTAAGTATTGCTGCAGCTTTCTTACGGAAGTCTTTAGCCTTGGCACTCTCTTGCTTACGCTCAGCTTTACGCTTGGCAGCATGTTGAGCACTACGCTCTCTAGTTCCTTCAGTCCAGCCTTTCTTAGCTCCTTTAGCGTACTGAGCAGACTTAGCGTATACTAAGTTAGCATCAGCAGAACTCATGCCCTTAGCACGCAAGCTAGCAACTATAGCGGCTTTCTTTTCACCTAATAATATTCTCTCTGCTATCTCAATGATGATAGTAGCTTGGTGTAGTATAGATGCTTTACGCTTAGTCTCTGCATTAACAGAGGTAGCCATAGAGTCAAAAGATACATCTTCGTTTCTAGCAGCTCTCTCAAGTACTAGACCTACAGGTAGTGAGCTCTCTGTGAACTTGTTCTTACCTTTCTTGAACTCAACTTCTTTAGCCTTACCTTCAGCAACCAACTCAGCCGCAGCCTTGTTCAATGCCTCTTGACGGCCATCAGCAGTTTGACCTGCAATTAATGATTCTAGTAAAGTCTGACCATCATAAGCAGTACCTGCATCAGATACAATTCTCTTAAGTGACTTATCACCTGCAGTCTCAGCTGAAATGTAACCACCCTTGTTAGTTAACCTACTAGTCAACAGCTCGTTACCATCCTTCTTAACCTCTACAGAGGCTTTTCTGATTAATGCGTTCTTAGCTTTACCTTGCTCTGCTTGTTCTAGGCTGTTAACCTCGTCAATCTGAGCTTGTGTTACGTATCCTTCTTCCTTAAGTAATTCTAATTTAGAAGAACCTGATAGTTTATTTTCTGAAGTAGTAGATGCACCTAAGTCAGCAACCTGATAGATGTTATCTCTACGGTTAGCAATACCTAATGCTTTACCTTTTATATCTGTTGAGTAAGTAGAGTGATTACCGTCAGCAGTTTCTACTTTACCGTCAGCATCTCTAGTGAACTGGTAGAACGCATAGATGTCTCCTGTAGTGAACTCATTCTCTACTAAGTAACCATCACGCATTTCAGTCTGTACGTCTGCCATTGGCTTCATTCCCAAGTTAGAGAAGAATGCATCAGCAGTTATGCTAGGCTCTAAGAAGTAATTCAAAGCACCCATACGATCACCCTTAGACTGAGCTAAATACTCAGCTTGTGTAGCGAATCCTTTTGAGTTCTCGATAAACTCCTGTGCTGCAACAAAGTCTAAGCCCTTCTCTGATAGAGTAGAGTAGAAGAACTGCATAGCCTGTAAAGGATCAGTGAAACCCTCAGTAGGTATTTCAAAGTTGAATGCACCACCACGTTGTGGGTACTCGATAGACTGACCTTTGTTTCTGTTAAACGCCTCCATCAACTCAGTACCGATAACAACAGAAGTTCCTTTGTAGAATCTGTGTCCTGTTTCAGGCTTACCCGATACAATAGCTACGATGTCAGCATCTTTAACTAGACCTTGTACTTCGTTGTTGTTCTTGTTAGTTGCCCATACTACACCGTTGTCAGTGTTAGCAGGATCTTGAGAGAAAGATATACCACCCTCTAAGTCGATGTTAGTACCATCAGAAGTAGCATAAGCTCCTCTTGCCGATTGGTCACCCATCCAGAACAATACCTTTGGAGCACGTCCGTTTTCTTTCTTGAATGTCTCTACAACCTCAGCCAAGTTGGTGAAGGTAGTGTTAGAGTTTATAAATGATCCATTAAGTTTCTTTCCTTTAGCTACTGTGAACTGAGCCTCTGTTGCTGTCTTCAATGCATCAACTGCCTTAGCACTCATCTGCATGAAGTTCTCTGTAGTAATCTCGTTGCTACCAAACTTACCCTTAGAAGCCGTTGCCGTAGTACCTGTTGTGAAGTCTTTGTTTACAGATCCTACGAAGTTAACGAACTCCTTGAAAGAAGCTGTTGGCTTTACAGGAATACCTAGAGCGTTTAAACTCTTCTTAACAGACTCCATTGCAGCACGAACAACTGATGTCCCAGCTCCTGTCTCACTGATAGCTCCTACAGCTATGTCAGCTTGGATCTCAGCGAATACTTCTTCTACTGCTAGTTTCTGTCCACCAGACTTCATGTTAGAAGCATAGATAGCTTTATACTTAGCAGCTGTATCTGAATCCATTCCTCTTAGTGCAGCATCAACAAATCTCTTAGCATAATCAGGAGAAACATCACGTAGTATATCGTGGAATCCCTCATGGTAAGCTGTATTATTCTGTGCCAAACTAGCCATAATGTGAATAGTACCATCTTCTGCTTTGTAGAATCCATTAGACCCTGCAAGATCTAGCTTATCAGCTCCTGAAACCTCAGCAGCATCGTCTAGATTTCTGTGAATAAATACCTTAGTACCCTTGTTAGCTAATGCTTTAGCAACGTTCTTGATACCTCTCATCAATGGTGTGTTAGGAAGTTCTGTTGTTTCAGATACCTCAACACTACTTTCCATTCCGTTTAAGAACTCTGTATTCTCTGCTTGTTGTGTTTTAATTGCAGCAACCTCACCTTCATACTTTGCCTCAACGCTGTTAATTATCCCAAACTGCTCTTGCGCCTGCTTTGTTAGAGATATCTTTTCTTCCTTAGTTAAATTATTTGTATTGTTTCTTAATTTATATAATATATTACTTAACTTTTGATTAGCTTCTATTGTAGTCTTAGCATCACTATCAGAATAACTATCATAAGCAGCTTCTGTATCTTTAGCAATTTGCATCTCTAATCCTTCAAGAGCTTTAATCTTCCCGATAAGCACTTCTTTTCTAGCAGCATCAGAAGTCTCTGTTAACTCTTTAGCTAGCTTAGTTTTGTTTGACTTGATCTTAACCAACTCAGAACGAAGACCACCGTAACCCAAAGCAGAAACACCTGCAGTTAATAGACCTTTACCTTTGAAGGCAGCTCCTGCAACGTTAGACCCCATACCCATACCGAAACCAATGATAGCTGAATCCATAACCTCATAAAGGTTTATCTCTTCGTCATTGACAGCTGCATGAACAATACCTGAACCTACTGTAGCGATGATCTCTTCTAGACCTTCCTCAGCACCACCCATTACAGCACCTTTGACTGCAGTGATTCCGAAGTTACCGAACTCCTTAGATAGAAGACCTTTAGCAAACAACATGTCCTTGATCTCATTACGAGTCTTACCTGCAACAGCTCCAACACCACTAAGTGCTTTAACATCACTGGTAAACAATCTCTCTGATAAAGTCTCTGCTGCTGCGTCTCCTAGAGCTAACATGAATGCTTTGCTGTTATCCATCTGTCCATAGGTATCAGCCCAAGTACGTCCGAATGTAGTAGCTCCCATGAACCCTGAAGATGCCCACATAGATGCAGAAGCGCTAGCTCCTAGACCACCTGTAGCATATGCAATAGCAACTTGTGATAATAACTGAGGTACTGTCTGTGCAGCCTGAACAGCGAACACCTTAGATGCTGCTGAGATATTACCCTCTGCTAAGTTTTCTGAAACACCCTTACCTATTTCCTCTTCTGTTAATCCGTACTCTTTGTAAGATGCTTGTGTTCTGAATGTGTTTTCGTACATGTCATCTTGAGCTCCCTCTCTATCGTACACACCTTGTACCGAGTTAGTGATGTCCATGATACCTGTAGCCATGTCATGAGCAACTAAGCCCAATACACTACTACCTTCTACTCTTGCTGCCTCACGAGCTACACTAGCAGCTTCTTTGGTTGCAACAGCATCCATATCCATTAGAGTCAAACCTAAGTTCTTTTCGTTGAATATAGTATTACCTTCTTCATCAGTTTCAATAAGACCACCTTTGGTTTTCTTACCGTCTTCTGTAAATTCTGAATCTGTATTAGTAGCCTTGTCGTTGTCAGACATAGCATCATCGTAAGCAACGTTTACCTTTTCAGCGTTACTCTTACGAACTGCAGCACGAACCTCATCAACGGTATTAGCGTCTTTGATTTCCTTCTCAGTAGCATTCTCATCTGTACGAGCTAATGTAGCAGCGAATGGTGAAAGGTTGGTTGTGGATTGAGTACTAGGAGCGTCAACATCTAAGCCATCTTGGTATCTAGCCCAACGACCTACTGCATCTTCTTCTTCTTTAGCCATCTCGCCTAGAGCCTGACCTAAAGCCTGTGTCTTACGACCTTTGTTTACTGTGATATCTCCTTCAGCTGCTTGATTACGCTGTGCATCTACCGTACCTTCATTGATCTCACCTGAACCTTGAGCGAACCCAACAGGCTCAGTATCAATTGATAGAGAGTCCCAAGCTGAATCGTCCGAAGACAAATCCGTAGAATCTTTTTTTTTAGGAGAGTTGATTCCGACTAGCGTTCCGAAGTCCTCTATAGAACCATCGTACCCTGTCGAGGTGAAAAGTTTGTGTGCATCATTACGAGCGTCCTCGTTAGAGGAGATAAGAGTCTTAAAGTCTTCCAAGCTACCTGAGTAACCTGTGTCTGTGAATTGTTGGTATGAGTCCTTTAGGGCCTGATCGTTCATAATGTCTACCACTGTTTATGTGATAGTACAAATATACAAAAAAACTATGAGAATTTCAAGCTGTAATCCTAGTTATATTTACCGCCAATGCCTTCCGTTACAGGAGCTTCTTCTTGCGGAGCATCTTGATCTAGATTAACAAAACCTGCTTGCTTAAGAGCCTCTCTTTTCATGGTCTTCAAGTCTCCTTGAGTAGCACGAGAATAACCACCACCACTTGGTAAGTTGACTAAAGTAGCATCTGTCTTCTGTAGTAGAGCACTGATAGCTTCCTCACTAGAACCTGCAGCCTCCATGTCAGCGATACGAGCCATGATGTCCTCAGACGGCTTATATTCTACTGCGAAGTACTGAACCTCTTTACCAACTCTTTGAGCTACTACACCACCGAATGCGATGCGCTCTGTACCTGAACCACTACCAAAAGACTTTAGCTTTGGAGCAGATGAGTATCCTAGTTTCTGGCCCTGTCTGTTAGGGAATGAACCTGATATCTTAACGTTACCTAAAACGTCATTGATGTTTATACCGTTAGATGTAGCTAGATCATCAGAAGATAAACCATCACCACCAGTAGCTTTCGCTGCATCAGACTTAGCAGACTGAACAGACTTACCTTTCATAGCACGTGGGTCAACTGCCTCAGTATAAACCTGACGGCCATACTCTGCTAAATCGTTCTCCATGTTGAATGCCTTCAGTGCTCTATCTCTCTTGAATGGATTGTTAGCAAACTGTGGGTCTTCAGCTATTTGATCAGCTGTTGTAAACTGACCTCTTATTTCTTCACCGTATTGACGTAACTGATTGAACTGAGCTACATCACGGTCTAGTAAATCTTCTTTACCGAATATCTTAGCCATGTACTGTGCTTCTACAGATAGTCTAAACTCTTTGTTAGATTCCATCTGAGACATATACATGCTGTTTATAACCTCACTCTTAATCTCAGGATCAACCTCAGCAATAGAGTAAGACTTACTAGTACCGTCAGCATTAGTTACTGAGCTACCCATCTTCTCTAGAGACGCACGTAATACTTTTTCAGAATCAACTGATGCAAATTCTGCTACTGACTTCTCTGAGTCATATATAACAGGAGATTGATATATGATACCCTGACCTACTTCACCACCGTTACCAGCGTTCATTGCAGTTTGGGTTCTATGTGTGTTCAAATCACTGTTGTACAACTCCATGTTACGAGCATACTCAGGTGTTTGTCTTAGTACTTCTTGTGTTTTGTATTCCGCTTGTTGTGCAGCGACAGATGTAGCGGCATGCTTAGATGCGGTCTGCATCATTAGCTTAGCTTTCTGAGCATCAGCAGGGTTCATAGACTTCTGAGCGGTTGCAGCGGCTTCCATAGCGGCCTCTATCTCAGTGTTTATAAATGCAGAATCAACATCACGGATACCACTGTTATCTATTCCAGCATATAGAGATGCGTTATCCTTCTGGAAAACTTCCTTCTTAGCTAGATTACGAGCATCATACGCCAAACCTTGTTGACCTAGATTACTAAAGTCGAATACCTGTGATCCCTGTCCTAAACCTGCTGTACCGTTAGCCATTACTTAAATCGTTTTTGCTTTAACAGATTCTTGAAGTACTTAGACTCCTTAGAAATTGCTGCTGCTTGTTTAGGGTTGATGATGTATTCTGACCCTGTGGCCTCACCTACTACCTCTCCTTGTTTGTTCGTCATTGTTATAGGGTTACTCTCATGCGAGAACTCACCTTTGAGCTTTAGTCCGTTCTTACCGAACATACCTTTTTCATATTCAAGACCAGCTTGCATAGCTCCACCTGCTGTAGAACTTAAACCACCACCTATGTTAGCAATGGCTGCGTTCTTAGCTGCGTCAGCTGCTCCATACTGCATACGGAATCTGTTCTCTTTCATTCCTTGGTTCTGCGTTTGTGCAGCTCCTAGTACTTGAAGTCCTTGCATTTCTCTTGCCTGCTGAGCGTTTTGCGCTACAGTTTGAGCATTGTTAGCTTGAGCTACCTGACCCTGAAGACCACCTAGTAAAGCACGTCCACCTGCATTAGAAAGGGCGTTTGTAGAAGTTGCTAAACGTCTATTGATTCCTTCCGTTTGCATGCGAAGTGCAGATTGATCTAGAGCCTTAGCAGCGTACTCTTTGTATGCTGAAGGTAAACCTAACTTAGGAGCTCCTGCTAGAAGTTCATCCATGTTAGCGTTAGCTTGCTTAAGTTGCTGCATGCCATAGATAGTTTGCCCAATACCTGCGACAGCTTGTACACCACCACCAATTAGACCACCTATAGCGAACTCCTTAACCTTGCCTTGTTTATTCTTGATATTCATAGCTTATGCAAATATACGAATTATTGTTGACTATTGTTGTGTAACCCACTCTCTGAAGTGTGAGCACTTAGACTAAACAACTCAAGAGCTGTGGTGTCGTTGAATGTTATCTTGATTTCGCCATAAGCACCTCTCATAGGATCTCCGTCTACAGATGCTCCTTTAACTCCTAGAATATCTCCTGCAACTACAGATCCTGCGTTACCATTCATGTTGATAGTTCTAGCATCAACTAGTGATAAAGCTGTTACTCCAGCCATTGCCACCATGACTCCACCACTTAGTTTGTATACATCACCACCTAATCTAAACGGTAGTCTGTTAACCTTGTGTGCGAAACTGATGTTAGGGTCAGACTCAAGTAATACTTCACCTAGCATGATGAACTGAGACGTTCCTTCTTCTCTTGGTACATTGCTGTAGAAAACACCTTCCTTAGCGCTAAACGATCCCTCAGTCATAGAAACCTCTTGGTCTATAGTTGAGAGTGTAGCAGAAGGGTTTGCAGTAGCGTCTACGCCTATGCTGTTGAATACCTTTCTTGAAGTAGGGTTAGAGTTAAATACAGAAGTAATTGTAGCATCATACTGAGTTCCATAGAAGTTACTATGTACAGCATTAACACCTAGCTCTTGTCCTGTTGGCACATCTTCAGCACCATCTGCTGCTCTGAACCCGAAAGTTCTCATCCCTAGCGTAGCGTAATAGTTACTAGTATAACTAACAAAAGAAGTAAATTTATCTAGTCCTATTGAGAGTATTATTGATTTAGTAAAAGTAAACGGTTTATTCTGTAAAGAGAATATGATTTCATTATTCAATCTATCTTGACCAATAGAAACGAAATAACCATCAGCATCAGCCAACATTGAAGAACAAGTAGTCTCGATGTAAGAAGATATACCGTTGTCAGAAAGAACCTTAAGCCCTGATCCTGAGAACCCTACGAGCTTAGCTCTGGTAACATCAACGATATAAACAACACCGTCTGCCTTTAAGAAAGCTGTACGATCTTCATTGATACCTGTGTTGATAGGGTAATGTTGTTGCAAACCTAGGATGTCAGTAGACTGGGTAATCATGGTAGACCCTGATCCTGTAGAAAGTATTTGACGGCTAACTGGTATTCTAGACACCTTGTCAGACTGAAGTAAAGTTATTGCATCACCACTGTCAACCATTCCAAAGATACCACCGTAGTTCATCTCGTAGTCATTGAAGTTGGCTAGAGAGTTATTGAAAGACGATAAGTTATTCTGAGAAGAATCAGCTAACTGAGGGTCAGAGTATGTTACAGAAGATATTCTATGTTGCTCTTTCTCACTGTTAATAACAGCATAAGGCTTCCCACCAAGCTCTGCATTAGTAGTAGAGTCTGTATCGCTAAACTGCTTAGACTCAACGTAGTGAACTTTAGGTGATAGACCTGCAGTATTGCTTGCGCTAGAGAAGTTTATCTGACGTTGCTTATACCAAGCATTACCATCAGTTAAAACCTTAGCATTGTTTATCTCAGCGATAGCATACTTAGGAGACATTGCTCTGTATATCTTTGTAGTCTGTACTTTTTTTCTAGAGTATATCTCAAAGATAACATCGTTTTCCCACAAGTTAGAGGAAGCGCCTATGTCGCTAAGCCCGAATCCATCTAGATCTTCGTTATTGTCTAGGACTAAAAACTCACCTGTTTCAATACTAGCATTCCCTCCATCTAGTTGAGCTGCAGTATCTATAGTTGCTATGCTGTTGACATCCCATGTTATATTACTAGGATATTGTCTTACGCCATTAGCATCTAGGTAAGAGATAACTCTCATCTTATCACCTTCAGAGAACTCATACTTAAAGTCCTTAGTCTCAGAGTAAGATTGTTTCTGACCCTGTAAACCTCTTAGGGATACATATATGTTATTTGAGTTAAGAATGTCTAGGTCAGTTGCTGCTGCATCTGCTTTAAGCGCTTCTGCAACTCCGTACTGAATAAAGTCAGACTTAGTATTACCACCACTGTATACGTAGAAGTAGTTAGTAAATGCTGAGTTAGCTATGGTAGTAGTAGGTGTTACTGTTATTGCTGCAACGCCTCTCTCCCCTATTACTCTATCACCCAGTGGTGCTACAGCTACAGAACCTAGCTCATAAACTCCTGACGTACGTCCTAAGCGATCTTCTAACACTAACCCTATCGAGTGTGTCTCACCAGTCTTAAACGTTCTTATAGCTTGTTGTAAGAAAGCTGTACTAGCTCCTCTATGTATATGGAAACCTGACACAGTGCCTGCAACACCTGAGAAAGCACTATCGCTTACTCTTGCTGATCCGTTAAGATCAACCATACCCGAACCTGAATCCTTCTGGATAGTCGTAGTGAATAAGCTAAAGCTAATAACCTTCTGTGTAAGAACCACTGTGTTACCAACTACGGCTGCATCTATCTTCTGAGATACTGTACCGTTCCAGTTAATATTGTAGTTAGGATAGACCGCCCAAAACTGATTGACTATCGCTGTGTTCGTTATATTATTAGTTACAACAAGACCATCTAGGGCTGCTGCTAATTTAGTATTGTAATCGGCCTGACTAGTCGGGGCTGCTATTGTAGTAGCCTTTAGGAACCTAGTTCTAGGTACTTTAAACTTTACGTTACCCGCCACTGTGGTGAACAAGGTTGTAGTCTCTGCTACGTTCTTAATAGTAATAGACTCAGCTGCTGATTTAGTATAGGTATACTCGTCAGTTGCGTAATCTAGTATGAAGTTAACATCGTCACCTGCAAGGCTACTAGCTATCTCATCAGTATTTAATACTACGTTCTTAGTTATCTGACCTGAGTCCGCTGTCTCAACCATTCTGAAGTCTACAGCCTCGCTAGAGTAAGTAGGCGCTAAAGTAGCGTCAATAGTCTCCTTGTCAAAACCTTCCTTGTAGTTACCGAACATCAGTCTGTTAGCCGATATAGTCATAGATTGTGCAACAGTAGGCACAGCATCTTGTAGCTTGTTGTATTCAGCATCGCTAACCACTGAGTAAGAACCATCATTAAAGAAGTCTACCTCAGCAAACAACTCTGCGTAAGTATATTCACCTACGTAGAACATGGTGTTATCCTGTACATCTCTGTAGTGTAATCTTAGCTTAGGAATTGTAGTGCCTAGACCTATTCCAACAACGCCGTCAATTTGTACCTTGATTTGGTTAAACCCTAGGTCGTATTCTGCGTTACTGTATATATCGTTAAGTGTGTTGTATGATACTGTATTAGATGAGTATTCTCCAATAGCTGAAACCTCTCCATCTCTGAACACATATTGTAGTGCGAATTGAAAAGACTTACCTAGAAGATCATTGGTTGTTCTTGTTGTGTCGTTGAGGTATCTCACCAACGGAGCTTTCGGAGACAGCTTCATTACATTGCTCTCACCATCAGTTGGGTAAGAGTTGATTGCTATACCTGAATCTACGTTTACCTTCTGTGGCTCGCTTTGGCCATCTGTAAAGTACAAAAATACATCTCCACTAACTACCATAGCAGATATATGCAACGGACTGTTAGTCAATGTTATATGCTGGGATCTTACTGCCAGAGTGAATTGAGTGCCACCTTGAACCATCTGATAGATAGAGTGGTGTCCGTTAGAGTTCCAAACAAAAACAAATAGTCTGTTAGTGCCTTCGTGCTCATATGTTCCTATTACTTGATTCTCTCCTGTGAATGGAGTAGTATCATAAGGAACTGAAGAGCTACCCTTGATATTCTTTACAACACCCTGATCTCCGCTAGCGTCAGCAGAAACACGTATGTTTAAAGCGTCAATCATCTCCTGTGGAGCGACAATGCGACTATCGTTATCTAAATTAAGGTAACGAGGTGTAAGGGTGTTGATGCCCATAGTGTCTAGTATTTAGGAGATTGCTTAAAGTTCTTGCGGATTACATTCAGGGCTTCTTCTTTGCTGAATGAGTTCATGCGAGCTTTAGCTATTCTTAATTCGTTGTAGTAGTTTGTACGTGCCATTTGCTTCTCAGAAGCGGGAACGTTAGACTTGCGTTGTACGAGCTTATAATATATGTATTGACGTAATGCCTCCTCTGCGTAGAGATGTACGCTAGGATTGTTGCTACGGGCTTCGTCAGCTATGTATTCAATGATAAGATCACTAACACCAACCTCAGAGTTTAACTCGATACGGTTTTGTTCGTAATTCATACGGAAGTAACCAGCACCTTTTCCACCACCTGCGCCATATTGTCTACCTGTAGAAGACTCGTATAAGAACGGAGAGTTAGTGCTAGTAGAACCTGTGTTAGTCCCTTGAGTAGATCTGTTCTGTACATCAGCTATTCCGTCACCATCATGATCAAGTGTGTTGCCAAATGCATCTGTTATTAACTCTTGTGCGATGTTTATGTTCTTATTCTCCTTAAGTACGTGTACTGCACCATTGGATCCTGCAACGCCAACTCTTAAAAAGTCAACGAAGTCATCAGGTAGAGATACAGTATTGTTATCAGATACAGGGATAGAAAGAGACTTAACTCTTTTCATCACGTCAAAGCCCATCTCACGGATACCGCGAAGAGCAAGTTGATGTACGTGGTAGTCCTGTACGTTAGATACATAGTCATCCTCTGATAATGTCAGAAGGAAGTCGTTAACTACCTCGGATACTGTTACGTTATTACGTGCCATTATTTAAGGTCTTTATTTTGTTCTGCCACAGCGTACTGATAAACATCAGCTTGGCGCATATTAATTCCTGTCATCTTAGCTATCTCCATAACCAAGTCAGCAACATAGTGCTCAGGTAATTCAAAGTCTATTGTAGTAGCGCTATCCCATACTTCAGCTCCGTTAGAATCAACAGTGTAACCAAACTTAGGTAATGATGCTGTCTTTACTCCCGCAGGTGTTACCCCTTCAGGCTGCTTGTAATAGCGTATTTTAATCTTACGTATACTCGTAGGGAATACCTCTATCTTGTTTGACACAAGTGCTACAGGGTTATCCTCTGAGGGTACTGATAAAGATGATTGAAGTATCATGTCGATCTTCTCTTCATCGTATACCAGCTGTATTCTACTAGATGTAGTTTGATCCAAGAACCAATCACCCTTTGTAGTTAATGAAATAATACGTGCTAAATCATCAGGTTTAGTAAATGTACCTAAATCAGTTGAAGGTGAAGATAATGTTAAACTCTTAGAGAATACAGATAGATCTTCTTGCAATTGCTTAACACGGTTCTTATCACGACCTGCAGACACCTGACGTATAGCAAAGCGCTTATTGTCCTGAAACTCTGCGAATAGTGTATTGTATACCTTAGTCTGTGCAACGCTCGCGAAAGAGTTAAACTGAGCAGGAGTAATCATTCCACGCTCGTCCTTGTTGGTTAAATCTTTAACTATGTTGTATACCTCGTAAACTGAAGCCATGATGTATGTATTATTGTTATGCAAATATACGAAAAAAAAGAAGAGCCACCCAATGGGCAGCTCCTCGTAATAATCGTTTAAGTGTTTAGGGTCTATAGAGAGTCTATCTGACGCTGTAGCTCATCACGTACCGTGTTACCACGATCAGTCATTAGGAAGCGTGTGAACACCTCTACAGAGTTCTGACCCATAGGAGTAGGACAAATCAATGCGTTTGTGTCTCCCCAGTACATACCATCAGCCTTAGACTTCAAGATAGCAAAATCAATTGCAGTCAATACGTCAGCTTTAATCTGTACTACAGGGCTGTCAAATAACTCCATAAAGTTCTTAGGGTTTCCTTTAGCGAACTTCAATAACTCTTTCTTCATCTCCATAGAAGACATAGTGCTATCAATACCGTAAGACAATACCATAGGCATTAACTCTTCTGCGCTAGAAGAACGGATCAAACTAACAGCATCGTGTATCAAGAACTCATTCTCAATATCTTCTTCAGCTGTTGACGCATTATTAACCTCATGAAATACTTTACCGCCATTAGCAGCATTATCTGGGTGAGCACGTAAGTACATTAACAGCTCAGGTTGGTTTGGGTTAACCAATAAGTTTTTATCTCTGAATACGATAGTCTCACGTCTTGCTGAGGCACTCTGCTCATCTGTAAAGATAGAACGCTCGCCACGAGCATAACGGATTTCTCTGTTGAATCCCTCAACTTCATCAAACACCAATACGGATTTCTGACGGATCTTGTAATAGATTCCACCACCTTTAGTGATTGTGAATACTGTTGCTTCGGGCTTCTTTACCTTGACAGGACGCTTAGATGGGGCTTTCTTGGCCGCGATAGGTGCTGTTGGCTTTTTAGCGGGTGAGCGCTTTACTGTTTCTTTTGACATAATAAAATAGAATTAAATAAATATATAGTGCAAATATACAAAACTTATTGTAAAAAAGAAAGCCCCTTCCGAAGAAGAGGCTCACTTAGTTAATATATGTTAGAGAATTACTTCTTCAACAATACGTGACGGTTAGCGGCACGAGTAATCAAGTTACACTCAGAACGGTAATTGAACTGAACGCTATCCTCAGTTGCATTAGATGCACCTAAGATAGATCCTGTCAACCAGTGCTCCATCTCACGAGAGTATCCGTTAGCAGCCTTGTAATTGATTTCAAGAGCAGGAGCTTTCTCACCAGTCTTAGCATCAGCTACTTTAGCCATAGGGATCATAACACCAGCGAAGTCAGCACCACTCAATAGAGTAGGGTCGTTCAACAATTTGAAGTCATGCTTGTGGAAAGTATAACCTCCACGTCCGAATGTACGGAAACCTAATTCTACAGCCATGTCCTTGTCATTGTTAAATGCACCGAACTGACCAGCAACACCACTAGTAGCTGCGCTCAAAGAAGCACCACCACCTGCGATCATATCGTCAAGAGCAAGATCAGTTGAACGATCAACATACATAGCGTACTCAGCAGCACCACCTTGTTTGTCTAATTCAACGATGATTGAATCAACGTCAGCAAGAGAAGCGAAATCAGCATCAGTACCTGAAGCAACAATTCCTCTGTCCTCGATAGCAGCGAAGTAACCTTCAGAACCACTAATACCTGTAACAGCAGAAGTCTTCTCTCCTAACAATAACATCATCTCACGCTTGTCCATAAATCTCTGACGCGTATCAGCTTCAGACTTCATGTACCAACGGTAATCTCCACCACCCAAGTTGATCCAACCGATGTTGGTAGCTTGAGATCCGTTTACCTTGTACGCTTCCTTCATAATCATGAAAGGGTTAGTACGCTTAACAACGTTAGATTCGAAACCACCGTTTGGTTGGTCAGAACCTTGAGTATATAAGTTACCGATAACTGGAAGTGCAACAGCTCCGTCAGCTAAGACAGCAGAACCGTCAAGAGCGATAAGAGTGATAGCAGCAGCAGCGATAGCAGAAACATAGAAACGATCAGAACCTGAAAGAACTACATCACCTACACGAACAACTACAGAAGCAGCGTTAGCAGCAGTTACAGTCAAATCAGAAGAAGCAGTACCAACTTGCTTTTGGTGAAGACGAGCTTCTTCCCAATAAGTAACTTCGTCAGCTACAGCTTGAGCTTTGATAGCACCCACCATAGAAAGAAATCCTGTGATTCCCTGTCCACCGTAAGTTTTGATAAGCGCTTCGCGGTTATCTTCTTTGTTCACCTCATTGATATAAGATCCGAGGTCAACGTACTTGGACATATCCAAGTTCTTAATTAGAGCGGGGTTAAAGTCGCTCGGAGTAGTTAAAGCCATTTTGTTTTTTTTTAGCTATTAAACATTAAAATTTCATTCGCAGAGTATCATCGCCACCCTGCAAGGCGTTCAATATTTGTTTCGTCACCATATCCTGTGAAGAGGAAGCTGTTGGTGTGCTTGAGGTGTTAGGATTAACATTAGAAGGATTCACTGCCTGCTTAACTACATTAGATGTGCCTTGGCTTAAACCTTGTTTAAACGCAGCATCAACTATGTTCTCGATATTGTCGAGTATTGTGCGGTGAACATTCAATTTCTCAAAGTTCCAATCTCCCTGTTCGCTAACGTATTGATCGAAGTAATCGTCCATCTTAGCGTTAGACTGCTTGAGTTCTGATTTGTAATTGTCTGATACTCCGAAAGCAAATGTTTGGTCTTTCCCTACATTAAATTCTAGTGCCTCCATATCATCAGCCACTTTACTCATCTGAGAAACCCACTCAGCGGTTATAGGTGATTCTAACTCTTCTTGGATAGGATCAACAGGAGCAGCAACTTCTTCCTTCACAGGGGCTAAGTATTTTGATCTTGTAGTCTCTAATTCCTTACGAGCTGTACTTGCATCCATCTTCAACTGTAGAGCGCCTAAACGGGCATCTTGTTCCGTGTGCATGTCAGAGTCTGTTTTGTACTTATTTTCAAGTAGCAACTCAGCGTCTGAATCAGACAAGTCAGGGTATTGCGATAGTAGGTTGTTCTTCATCACACTTACATCATCCATTTCAGATGGGTTAAGGTTTTGATAAGCGAACCACTCTTCTACACTACGACCCGTCTCAGAGACGAAATCGGCAATAGCTTGAACACTTGGGTCAAGTTCTACAGGTGCAGCTGTCTGCTCTGTATTTAGTCTCTCTAATAAGCTCTCCTTGCTCATGTCTTCCATACCGAGCATTTCGCCTACGGTACTGAATAACATTTGCTCGTACTCACTGTCAGAGATGTTATCTTCTTCTTCTATAGCTTCCTCAACCTCAATTAAACTATCATCGGTTGGTTCTGTTGGAGTCTCATTGGTTACGTCTGTTTGCTCTTCAGCTACAGGTTGTTCAACTGTCTCCTCTACATCAGTAGAATCTGTTATTGTTTCATCATTTTCAAGAACGTTAGACTCTTCAACAGCCTCATCAGCTTGCTCGGTAGTCTCTTCCGTTGTTGGTGTTTCTGTCGCATCTTCTGTTGGTGTTTCGAACACTGTGCTTGGTGCACTTAAGTCGATTCCCATTGATGCTGCTAAATCTTCAAATCCGTTAGCCATAAGTAAATTGAATTGTTTCTAGTTGCAAAGATAGTAATTAATATTTAATAAATATACAAATCATACTTGTGTTTAACAAGTCCTTTACATATATTAATATTGTTACTAATCTATAATTATATACTATGTTACGTTTATTAAGTATTATTACTATTCTAATCTTTATGTTTAATATTGAGAGTAAGAGTGAAATAAATAACAAAAGTATACAACATGATATATATAGTAATATAGATAGTGCTAGTGTACAGAGCATTCCTGTACTAGACATAACGGTACTGACATCAACACCAGAGGAGTTGGCACTGATAAATAACTTTATAGTTAACGCAACAGGATCAAGTGTTATATGCATCGGAGGGATTGACATGGTTCTATTCTACAAAGATGCGAAAGACACAATCGTTTCTAGAGAGGTTAGCTCAGGTTCAGACGAGACCTACAAATTATTCGTTCAATAAATTTAATTCAATGGAGCAAACTAAAGAAGAAAGAAACCGAGAGCGTTACGAGTCAATGAGCAACAAGAGATTCGAAGATGAAACGTTTGAGGAGTATAAGGACAGACTTAGAGTTACTAAGCAGCTTATGAAAGACTACTTAAAAGGAATGATACGATGAGACCAATAAAAGAAATTATACTACACACCACTTACACACCTGAAGGCCGTGAACATGATGTAGATGACATTAGAGCATGGCATAAGGCTAAGGGTTGGTCAGACATCGGTTATCATTACTTGATTAAGATAGACGGGACTATACAGGCAGGAAGACCACTTGATAAGATTGGAGCTCACGCTAAGGGTCACAACCAAGGTTCAATAGGCATTGTCTACGTAGGTGGGATGTGTGTTGAACATAGAAAACCAATGGACACGAGAACGAGTATTCAGAAGCAAGCGCTACAACAGCTAGTAGCTTCACTAGACGTAGTATTCGGAGGAGTAAAGGTTTTAGGACACAATGAAGTAAGCAGCAAGACATGTCCGTGTTTTGATGTATCAAAAGAGTTTAACGAATATAGATAGAATATTGAGTGAGGGGTTTTATTAATGAAACTTTACTTGGGGGAGACCTCACACATATTGACTATAAACAGAAAGCCCCGCGAAATGCAGGGCTTTTTTGTTATCTCCTAAACCGTGCTACAAGTTTAGCTATTCTCTTGGGTTGCTTGACGTGCTGTCCTTTACCCTTCTTCTTAGCTCTATTGGTTTGAGCCTTCTCTTCATCTGTTAGAGCATCCCATGCGGCTTCAGGTAGATACCTTTTCTTGCCTTTGGATGGAGTTCCATCTGATGTAGTCCAACGTTGAGCTGTCCAGTTCTTTAGATCTTTTTGTGATTTAGATAGAGCCATTAGTTAGTATACCCTCCTCCTGCTGCTTTGTACTTGACTGCAAGTAGTTGCGCCTTACGAGCTGACCACTGTCCTGCCTTACCGCCTTTAGTCCCTGCCTTGATAGCATTGAACAAACGCTTACGCATAGTAGGCTTAGTATAATTACCTGCTGAATTAACAGTACTCTTGGCTTTTCCACCTTTGTTATATCTAACGATTAAATCTTCTCTGTTGTCGGGCTTGACGTTAGGGTGTATGATACCACCTGCATTATACTTAGGAGCCTTATGAGTGTAGCCTTCCTTCTTTAGCTTTAGATGTTGAGCAACAGTCTTAGCCATAACAGACTTACCATCTTTATACATCTTATGTGGAATAGGGTTCTTCATTATTTCTTAGCTCTATTAACGGCCTTAGTTACTACGCGTAAGTTAGAGCCACTATTATTCATCGGGTTACCATCAATGTGATCTACGTCCATTCCATCGTTAGGTGACACCCTACCACCCTTCTGGAGCTTACGGCGTGCACGCATGCGACTAGCTATCTTAGCAAGATTTAGTCCGTTGTACCTTGTGTCGTACGCCTTCTTCTTTGCTCTAGCTTTTGCGTTAGCTCTATAAAATGCAGTAGAACGTCCCATACTAGCTATTGTAAACCTGTCCTTTTGCGTTCATTCCTGTATTAGGTACTGCTGCAGCTCTACCACGTTTGCTATCTCTAAGGATACGTAGTTGATTCTTAAGCGCTTTACCTTTTGCACCTTGGCGATCTTCAGTAGATAATGCTCTTAACTGAGTCGTTACTGCTGCTATCTTTACGTTAGCTGATTTAGTCCCTGCTGTTCTTTCTTCAGCTTCTACTTTAGCGTTACCAACGAAACTGCTAGTTTGTGGATCTCTAGTTAGCTTAGGCATAGTTTCTCCTTCTGCAGTTACACCTGCCTTCTGAGTTACTTTAACCTTTGGTTTCTTCTTCAACTTACCACCCTCTTTATAAGCGAGTGTTTTTTTCTTTAGCTTCATGTTACTTTCTTTTTAGTATTTCGTTCATGGTCTTGAGTTCGAAGTTAGTCCTTTCTAGGGATAACAGCTTCTCTGCCATGGATTTGTTTTCTGCGCGCAATGTAGCAACTTCCATCTTTAACTCAATGAATACTTCTCTTAACTCATCTAAATCGGATAACAAGTCAACTTGCTGTCTTTGTAATAGAGCTATGGTTTGATCTTTAGCGATCAGAGCTCCGTTAGCACCTGTTTCTGACTTTGATTTATAAACCCTCCAGTAGTAGTCAAACGCCTTTGTAGACGTGACACCTACGACAAGAGCCGTTATAGCTGAAAATATATTGTCCATTACCATTTTACTTTATTAGCCCAGTACGCAGCGGACGTTTTGCCTCTCTTTATATTCTTAGCGTGGCGTGCCTTAAATGAAGCGCGTTTCTTCTTCATCTTATCTGACTCACCTGCCTTCGGCTTACCTGCCGTACTTGCTCCTTGCTCTCCGAAACGTATGAGCTTCACCACGTTACCTTCTTTAGCCAACACTACGTGAGACTTTTTCGGATGGGATGGTGTTCCTTTAGGCTTATTAACGCCCTTCAGGCCATGTTTCTTAAGTAGGTTCTTTATGCGGTTATCCATAGTTGCAAAGATAGGGAATATATTGGAAACAAAAAAGAGGAGCAAAATGCCCCTCTCTTAAATTCGTGTGGAATACCACTAACTAAACAACATCCAATATTCTACGAATCTGTGCTATCTTCTGATGGTTCAACGAACTCACCTGTTTGTACATTTATATTTACGTTACCGTACTTCTCCATCATTGACGCTTGAAGACCATTAAGCTCTCCTTCGATTGCTTGTAGTGAATCCCAAGCCAACCTGTTCGCAGCACTAGCTGATGCTAGATCCTTTGCTGATCCAACGAAGTCTTGATCTGCAGCACGCATAGATGCTAGGCAGTCTGTAAGTAGGGTTAATTCTTTCTTTGTAAGTTTCTTTGACATCTGAATTGAAATAAATTATTATAAGTCTAATATACCAAGTTAAGGTACTAAAAGCAAGTTAGTATGCTGATCTTACCGCTCCGTTATCGTATGATGTATCCCAATTACCTAGGGTATCTAGGGCATCTGTTTCGTTATCCCAGTTACCCACTAAGCCGCTTGTTACTCCTGCGTCTGGAGCGCTAATGCTTGTACCACTGTTGTAAAGTGTTGAAACGTTACCAGAGCTTAACAGACTATTATAAACAGCAACGTTGTCTATACCTCCTTTATGAGCGTTGGTTGCGGTTGAGTTAGATGTGATACCACCTAGTGTTATTGTAGCTGCATTGTACCCACGGCTATTCCTTGTAGCTACAGTCTGAGATGTTTGGTTTGACGTTTGAGTTAACTCCGATCCGTTCCAGTAAACCTTAAGTCCATTGACTACACTTGCCTGAGAGGCATCGTATGTAAATGCTAGATGAACATAACCCGCTGCGTTAACATTACCTCTATTGCTAGCGTTAATAGCACCGTTTGTTCCTAGTCCTACTATAGTGTTATTAGCACTGTTGTTTTTTAATTCATAGAAAGCCTGATGGAAACTACCAAGCCAGCGAAGTCTGAATCTTATTTCAGCTCCTCTGTTCTGGAAGAATATTTGATTAGACCCATCAACACCTATGCCCATAAGTTGCTTTGCAGTAGTAGTACCTGTGTGCGTTCCGTCAAATTTCCACCAACCCGAGAAACTCATGTCAACAGTTCCGTTAATAGGAAAGACGAACCCTCCTGTAGGCCCTCCTCGGTTAGCGTCATCATTACCTGCAGAAAGCTGGAAGTAATCGTTGGTAACTGATGCATGCTCGTAGCTATACCACTCTGACAATGAGTTAGGTGTTGACCCGTTAGGCTTAGCCGCCGATGAAGTATTGATTGTAAAGACAGAACCACCCTCTAGATTACCTAGGGATGTATTAGCCAGTGTTGTAGATAAGCCAACCTCAGTGAGGATATCGCTTATTTTTATTTCTCCTGAAGCTGTTACAGCCATGGTTATATGTTTTCTAGACTAACCACTCTCTCTTCTAATTGAGCGATAATCTCTTGTTGTTCTTTGTTGCTTTCGATAAGTAGAGCTACTAGTTTCTCATAGTCAACAGTCTTGTAAGTTTCACCGTCTACTAATGACAATTTCTTCTCACGTACAATGCTAGGAACTACTGCCTCAACCTCTTGTGCGATTAAACCTATCTCACGCTCTCCCTCACGACTTCCTGCTTTCCAAGTGTATTCCACACCTCTTAGCTGAGAAACCTTCTTAGAAGCGCTCTGAATAGTCTCTACGTCCTTCTTTAGTCTTGCATCAGATACCGTAGTAGAAAAAGCAATAACATCACCATCAGCATGAAAGTCTCCATCTGCCTCTAAACGCGCTCTGTTTGCACCGTTTACATAGAAGTCAATCTGTGCATTGTTAGTGAAAGATATGTAATCTGTAGTATCTAAACCAATGTGCGTAATACCATCACGTAGATCAGCCTCAACCGAGAACTCTGTACCGTTTAAATCTAATCCCGAACCTGCAGTATATGAAGTTCCACCACCTGAAACCGTAGTCCATGTAGATGTACCTGATCCATTGGTAGTAAGTACCTGTCCGTTAGAACCTGAAGTTGTAGGCACGCCCATAACTCGAGTTCCACCACTAGAGAATGCTGTTACACCTGTAGAGGCTAAGTACATACCTGTATCACCATCGTCTAAGAAACGGAAGTTAGGAACGGAAGGATTATTAGTCCCGTCTACCGCTATAGATGTAGGATCCATACGAGTACCCAATGTTGTATGAGGGTTTCCTGCACCTGTCCAAGAAGTTTGATCGCCCCAATAAAACATGAAGGGCTGATCTGTAGTTGCCTGCGCTAACCTGAATTGTTGGTCACCGTAGTTAGTTATTTGTAATCTATGTGTAGTGGTCGAAGCTGCAACAGACTCTATTCTGAAAGTCTTGAGTGAGCTTGTACCTTTATATCCGTTAAGTTGTATGTCTGATTGAGCGTGATCACCCTTAAGGTCTATGCTAATTAAATCATCAGCAACGTTGTGAGCGTTACGAAGAGCTATAGATGTTGTAGCGTTAGGTGACTTAACACTAAATACCTCAGCACCTGTTGCCAATACAGCAGAACGTGCAGTTCCTAATGGAGCTAGATGAATGAAATACTTAGGTGATGTTCCACCTGCTGTTCCTCTTTCTGCCCAGACATCATTAGCTATAGACAGCTCGTTACCGTCAGACATTGTTCTATACGATGTAGTAGCTGAACCATCTTGAGCATACGTAAGAGTATCTGCACTACTACTTGTAGCTAAAACATTCTCTGTGAAATCTCCTGTGTCTTTTAAGTATCCTTGTGAAGTATGTGTTTCTGATGTTAAGAACCTTCCGTCTATATCAACTGTAACCGTAGTCTGATTGTCTACAGTAAGAGAAATCACACCTGTACTAGTGTTGAATGCTGCAGAGCTAACGAAATCATTACCATCAGCACCGCCACCAGAAGTTACAGTAGCCCAAGATAGAGTTCCCGAACCATTTGTCTTCAGTACTTGATTAGCGCTACCATCGACTAACGGTAGGGTGAAGGCAGGAGTAGCTCCTATTTCTATGTTGTTTAAGAATCTCATATCGGGGTGTTGTATATGATGCAAATATACAAAAAAAAAGAGGGATGCACAAGCACCCCCCTTTCGTATTATGAATATGTATCAGACTCCTAGAGTTCTTGGATCAATATTCTGATATCGTTATTTGCAGGAGCAGCACCGAAGTCAACTGTGACAACGTTAACACTAGTTCTTACAACGTCAGCATAAACTGTATCTCCTGTAGAGATGTCGAATATCTGAACAATAACATCAGTAGTACCCAAGTTGTGAGTTACAGCAATTGAAGTAGCAGAACCATCACCTATAGTAGCTTTGAATCTTCTATCAGCTCTGTGTGCCTCAACACCTGCAGGAGTAACTGCGCGACCTGTGTCTGTTCCTGCGGAAGCCTCTGTAGTAGTGGCTAATTCAACACCACCTGTAACGGTAACAGAAGAAGTAGGAAGTACATAATTGTTTGCATCTGTAGCACCTGTGTAGCCTAAGTTAGCTAGAGTAAGTGTACGCTTAGTAACAGCAGTAGTGTGACCCAATGTGTTAACAGTAACGCTATCTACAACCGATGCACCTGTACCTGTAACCGCAATAGCAGTCTGAGTAGGGTGTACAAAGTTGTTAGCAGTAGTAGAGATAGTTACAGTCCCTGCACTTTCAGTAGCGGTGATTAAACCTGTACCTGAAATAGTAAGAGTGTTTCCATCACCAATAACAGATGAGTTAGAACCATCAGAGATAGTAAAGTCATCCATTGTACCTGTAGCTGAAGTTGCACCGATGTCAGACATAACCTCTGCACCTGTACGGAAATCAACGTTTCCTGAAGCATCAAGAACTAAGAACTTATCAACGTCAGCACCTGCATTAACAACAGAACCTAAGTTAAGAGTATCGTCAGCCTTGATAGCACCTGCACGTAAGCTAGCGTAATCAGCTATAGTTACGTTACCAGCAGTAGTACCTGTTTCGGTTGATTCTACAAAAGCAAACTGATCAGCACTCTCGTCCCATAGCATCGCTACGTTTGTTTCAGTACCACGCTCGATAACTAAACCTGCATCCTCAGAAGGAGTACCTGTCTCGTTAGAGTTAAGAACAAATATGCTGTCTTCTACCTTTACCTCTTCGGCAAGAGTAACAGTGTGAGCACCTGAAACAGTTAAGTCTCCGTTTACAATAAGAGAACCTACAGTAACATCATTTGAAGTAGTAGCACCACGTCCTGTAACTGTGTCTAGTGTATCTGCCTCAGTGAAAGAAGTTAAGTAACGTCCATCTAAGTCAACAGTAACATCAGATTGATTAGCAACACTTAAAGTAACAATACCTGTACCTGAAGCGAATGCAGCACCTGTAACGAAATCGTTATCATTAGTGTTAGCAGAAGTAATTGTAATTGTATCAGTACCCGCAGCTGTAGAGATAGTCGTTCCACCTGCACCTACTAAAGTAAGAGTATCGGTAGCACTATCAGCAACAACGTCAGATTGACCTGCAACACTTATAGTTTTGAAACCATCAGCCTCAGCAGTTAAGTAACGTCCATCTAAAGATACCGAAGCACCTGCGTTACCTGTACCTGTAAGGGTAAGAGTACCACTAGAGAAAGAAGCGCCACTAACGTAGTCAATATCATTATCGTTAGCAGAAGCAATAGTAATATCATCACCACTAGGAGTGATTGTAACATTAGAGCCTGCAACAAGTTTGATATCTTCAGTAGAAGAGTCAGAACCCGTTAAACGGATAATTGCATCATTACTACTATCGACAGCCGAAGTTGTGTAAGTTGTGTTTGTATTCGTTACCGTCTCGGCAGCAGTGCTAACAGCTGTAACGTGACCATAAGTGTCAAACGTAAGAGCTGTTACATAAGTGCGTGAAGCAGCAGTAACGTTACCGACACTCGATGTGTCAGCATGTGCGATTGTGGGGTTTGCTGATGTACCTCCAACTACTATAGATGAATCACCAGCTGTAACAGTAGCAACGGCACTCGAGCCTGTAGCTAATCTGTCCCACGCGGTAGAACCATCAGTGTTGATGAATATAGCATCAACGGTAGTAGAGTATACAATCTGCCCCTCGGTTCCCGTCAGCGTAGCATCAGGGTTACCCGCATAGTTATGAATCACAGCATTCTGTAACTCATTACTTTGAAGATCAAGGTTGTTTAAAAATTTCATTTGCAAAAAGTATTTATTAGTTAACTAGTTGCAAAGATAGGGAAAATTAGTTGAAGTGTACTTGTCCTGAGAATTGCGCACGCACTATCAGCTTGACTGTATTGTTATCAGTATATATCACGTCAGGGTACTGTGTTTGATTAAAAGAGTCCACGACTGTTATAGATGCTTTCTTACCTAGCCCGTGAACAAGAGATACCTCAAATTCACTACCAACAGCAGTCCAGCTGTTTACATTTATTGATAGGGTCTTGTGGGCATCTGAAGCAGCAGCTATACCTACGATAGACTGTCTGTCCAACACGGTTACGCTATTCTTAGCGTTTAGTTGTGCTGATACTGATAATACATTATTAAGAACCTCTGTTACTTGTGCCATCTTTCTATGAAAGTGTTACGTCATCAATTATTGTGAATAAACCATAGAACCACGTTGTGCGAACGTTGTTATCGTCTGTGACCTGAAGATCATAAACAAAAGTCCCTGACTCTACTGAGCTCATGGTTGCGTAACTTTGTACGGCTGTTAGTGTGCCTGCAGCTGTACCAGTGAAGTTAGCGTTTAGGAAGGTCAATATCGGCGCACCTTCGTCATCATCACTACATCTTACGTCCATCTCGAAGTCGTTATAAGCACTCATGTCAAGCAACACTCCAAGAGCGTCCTTTATCGTGAATACCAATTCAAACGTATCGCCTTTACGACAAGTAATGTCTAATCTCTGTGCTATGTCTAAGTTTGCTTTTAATGCCATGTTGCAAAGATACGTATTAATTATTTGTAAATAAAGAGGGGAACCGATTGGCTCCCCCCTGTTTGTTATTAACTCAATCCTGATATAGAAATGTTCTCAATATCATTTGCTGACATACTATTAAAGTATAGTTTAACATTACCAGTATCTGTAGGAAGTATATAACTTCTTACACCATTAGCAAAAGAATCATTAGTTCCATCACCCATTAGCCATACTTGAGTACTTCTAACAGCAGTATAGTTGTTAGGAGTAGGTACAGCAGAAGGGAATAGGAATGTACTACCACCACTTCCTGCAGAACT